CTCATCTTTTGGCATAGAGCTACCTATCCAATCAGGATTAACTCTATGCCACTTTAATATTCCAAAATCCAAAGAAATTTATTGTAGAGAGGGGTTCTTAACCAGTTTGAATTTCTCCATGGGGAACAACAACCCAATCTATATGGTTTTGCGTGTAGATCTTCGTCGACTTCGCATCGCTATGCGCCATTCGTCCTTGTGGATCAATGCCTTGCTGATCGAAAAGATGCGCTGCTAATGCTCTAATTTCGTGAAAGGTTGGCCTTTCATCCATCAGAAGATTGTCGCATAAACCTAACTTGTCGCGCGTAGCTGAAAATGACCGACTCAAATAGTCTGGTGCAACCTGAGTGGGGTGTGAAACCTCTTTGCTGCGTTTAACCTGCCGTTCTGGGAGCCTGTGAACGACAAACGGACTGGCCACATTATCTCGGCTATCGTCAATTATCCGTTTCAACTCTTCACCAATTGGTATTGCAACGTGTGATGCCTCTTTTTTTTGCACTTTTTGCCTGTGGATGTAAAGCGTCCCATATATGCCATTTTGTGGTTGTTCGAACCAGACACATCCACATATACCGTCTTTAGGTTCGCGAATTGAGTAACGGATTCGCGATACTTCGAGTCGTGCATGTGTAGTCTGCAATGCTAGGTCCATTGCTGTTCTTAACCATGGTGCAGCGGCCTGCCTGATAGCTATAAAATGCTCGAGTGACAGGCGCCGTCTTTTCTTCTCATCAGTCCTACGCATTTTTTTTCTGATGGCCGGGTTATCCAGCATTAGTGATTCATCGACCGCATAAGAGAACAACTTTTTAAGAAAGCTGACCTTTCTGTTCTGCACATTTGCGGATGCGCTGGCATGATATTTGTTGATGTAGGTATTAACGTGTTCAAGTTCGATATCGCATGCCGGAACATTTACGAAAAACGCTTTTACGCGTAGAGCGTCATTTTTCCAGTCATCTAAGGTGCTTTGGGAAGGACGTTCGTCTTCGATAATCCGGGTCATTATGTGATCAACATGTTCAGCAAATGGTTTTGCTTCTCCGATAACACCGCCAGATTCTCTAATAAGATTATCTACTGATGGAGATAATTCTGGTCGCATCCTCAGGTTGTACTCTCTGGCGATTGCAATGGCTATTGCCCTATCCTTACCTATATTTTTCTTCTTTCCGGTAATAAGTGTGAATTTATAAACACCTCGATCTTTATCAAAAATCAGATAATCAGGAAGATGTCTGTATTCTTTTTTACGTGGCCTTGCCGCCATGGTCACCCCTCATTTATTAACTTGCGAACAGCTTGACTAACCATTGAGTCGACTCCCCATTTTTCTGTTTCGCAGACAAAAACAGAACCGTCCACGATGCGTCCCATGAGTAGACCGTTCTCGACCCAGCGTTTTATCGTTCGGTTGTCAGGAATTGAGCCATTAGAGAATTCACGGCGTCCCCATTGGCTCGCTTTCATTAGTTTTGCCATGGCTGTTTCTCCACTTAGCCCGCTGCACTCGGGCAGTAATATCAAATTCCAGTCCTGATAATTAATTTTGTTCTCTGGTTGCTACCTGTTTTATTGGCCTGATGCTGTCCAGGATCAGACGGCGACGCATGTTTGGCGCACCCCAACGGTAACCAGTCTTTTTGTCGTAGGATTCACAACGTCCGGCAACCCAGGACGTTTCAGTGGAATGTAATTTCATCCGCTTTTCACCGTCTCGGGTGATAACAATTCCTGTATGAGTTTTTATCACGCTCATTTCTTAGTCTCCGGTGCTTTCGGCATTACTGCCCAGTGAGTGATATTGACGTTTTCAAGGTCCCCGACCTGAAATGTCCACTGCCATTCTCCGGTTTCTTTTTGCCCCCATGTGTACCAGAGAGAACGCCAGCCAATCAGCCAGCCTTCTCCACTAGCATCAAATAACAGAACACTTTCATTTGCTGGTGGCAGTTCAGCTGACACTGGTATTATTTTGTTTTCCAGTGCCGCACATTTAGCTTCAAGCGCGTTGAATTTACGTACTAGGTACTCAGCATTTGTTTCGTTCACTTTCAGATCTCGCGGTACACATTTCCCGCGAAGAAACCCTTCCATTTCGAAAACATTCATGCGCATTTGCGTAACTCCGATAACTCGTTAAAACGTTCCATAAACATCCCGTAGGCCTGGCCCGGTGCCAGTGGAATCACGTTGAACATCTCTGTTGCCGGGATGCCTTCCAGTACAGGCCAGAAAGAGCCATCATCAAGCCCGAGATCGCGGCGTTCGGTTGCCAGCATGATGAGATCGGCATATTTCACATGCGTGCTCATAACCGGGGGTAACCCGTATTTCTCACGGATTACGGCGTCTATTTTTTCTTCCATCCGTTTATAGTCAGGAAGAAGGCGTTTCAGTGGAGCCGGGATGTCCTGGCAATACGCTTCTGTTGCATCATGCATTAACGCTTCAAAAGCAAATTCCTGCGGTACCAGCTGGCTGCAAAGCACCGCATGTTGGGCGACGCTGTAGAAGTGTGAAAGATGTCCTGCAAAGCGACAGATATTTGAAAGGGAAACCGCGATATCGTTAATAACGATGTCGTCTTTATTTATCCTGTCATAATAAAAATGCTTCCCGGAAAAAGTTTTAATAAATGACATTTTGTTCTCCACGTATATGCGCTGCACCGCGCTGAATTCGGGTAAAAGGAAGCCCTCACCGTCCGGCGATTATTGAGTCAATTACATTTCCATAAATGCCCCCGTAGGGGCGGTTAGTTTCTCCACAAAACAGAGAAGAACACCTGCGGTGACTGCCGCCCGGATGGATTGGGTTATGAGCCCGTCGTCCGGTGATGCTCTTCTCTGTTTTGTAAAAAGGACGGTACCAGCCGGAAGCAAGGGTACAAGCTGGTACCGCCAAGACTACACACAGCATAAAGTTGTGGTGCCGGGTGCCTCCCGGTGCCTGGCGAAGGTTGCACACCAGGCGGGTGGGTATCCACAGAAGGTCGACTGTCAGCCTCAACCTTAACCCGCGTGCGCTGAGCCGCATTCACCACAACGCTAAGGATTCTCTCTGGTTGAAAATACTTAGCTGTTATGTGCCTGCTTTTAGCCACATCAGGCGAGGTGGACCTAGTTATTCCCCAACAACAAGGATTCGGTTAATCTGGTTATCCCCAACAACGCAAAAGGAAAAGAAATGTCCGGTAATATCTATACGCTGTACAAATCCCACTGTGAAAATGTTGGAAAGTATCGGGGCATTGAAATCAGTGGGGTAGTGTCATCAGTCGAAATAAGCAAAGTTGAATCAAGGGCAACATTACTTACTCTTTTGGACCTTGTCTTACATGAGCACCGGAAGAAATTCGGCACTCCCTATAATCAGTTGAATGGGAAAAAGGCTCTGGTTCACCTTATTCTGATGAAGCATCACTGGATGCCAAAACAGATTAATGAGATGAAATTTGATGAACTTCTTCTTTCAATTCAGGATGAACTCACACTTGATAAAATAAGCGTAACCGCCCAGAAATTTTTAGATTATCGAGACTGGAGATCACAAATTCATCACTTTGATGATTTTGACGAAAATGAATGGGATCCTAATTTGTCTGCACAATATCTAAAGTAACATCCTGTGATAAAACCGTGATTTCCTGATCCAGTTTTTTTAAGGAGTCTATTGTTTCCTGTCGATAAGACAGCACTTCACGAAGCTGGTTTATAGCTGCCAGCTTCTTTGTCATCCACTCATAAATTTCCTCATCTGTGTAGCCAGGCGCGACGATTTTGGGTTCTGTTTTGTGCATTTCACATCTCCTCAAGTTATCAGTTACTTGTTGATGGGGACCAGATTGTTAAAGAGCTAAGCGTCCTGTAGGGCGCTTTTTTGTTGCTAACGAATCATCCTGGACTTCATATGCCCCAGGCGGCTACTTCGTGGGCGTCCTGCCTGTTCGTTTTTGACATTTACTGACTGCTTACGACACATGCACCGTGTTGCAACCAGATTTTGTTGTAATCCTGTAGTTGGTCTGGAACAAAAGATAAAATTAAATTGCGAGATATGCAAGTGATGTTTGCGAAATATGCAAATTTATAGGTAATAAAAAGCCACCTTTCGGTGGCCGATGGATGGGATATTGAGGTTAATTATGTCTCTTAAGGGTTTGCGACTGACTGATTAAGACCTTTCCAAAGACCATGAATCGGTGTTCGTTTTCGCTAGTAATTCCCCATTCACGGTAAATCTGGTTATCAGAAATCACCAGCAGTTTGTCAGGAATCATTTGAAGTCTTTTAACGTATATTTTGTCATCAAAACCAAAGACATATATACCATCACCATCAAACTGATTGATGCTGACATCAACGAAGATGAGATCTCCTGGCTCAATGGTTGGACACATACTGTCCCCACGAACGTTGATAACTTTGATGTGATTGGCTGGTCGTCCGCCGAACATTGATACAGCATTATCAGTTCTGTATTCGATGGCATGAATCACATCAATGACATCACCGCCCTGGATAAGGCCATTTCCCGCACTGGCACTGATATCCAGCATTTCAATACGGAACACATCCTTCACCTGCGCAACATCCTCATTATTACTGTTTTTATATACAGTATTACTTTTGTGGGCAGAGGTAAAGAGATCAGCAATATCAACACCTAAGCTCTTGGCAATATTACTCAGTGTTTGTTCGGTAAATTGTTTTTGCTTACCCGTTTCTAAGCGCGAGATGTTCGCCGCATCTACTCCTATTGCTTCAGCGAGATCGGCGATTTTCATGTTCTTCGCTTGGCGAAGTTGTCTGACTCGGTTTCCTATGTTCATGCGTTTATTACATTTCTTTATTGCGTGATAAGCAAATCAACTTGCGCAAAATAATTGCGTGAAATAACATGCATAACGCGCAATATTTGGAGGTCATATGCAATCACCATTACGAAATGTGCGTAAGGCGCATGGTTTCACTTTGCAGCATGTTGCTGCGGGTGTTCAAGTCAATCCAGCGACGTTGAGTCGTATTGAGAGGCTGGAGCAGATTCCATCTATCGAGCTTGCAGAACGTTTAGCCAATTTTTTTAAGGGTGAAGTCAGCGAAATGCAGATTCTTTATCCGGCACGTTTTCAATCTAGCCAAAACCAGAATGGGTTTAAACCACAGGAACAGGAGGTGAACCGTGGGTAAGCATCACTGGAAAGTAGAAAAACAGCCTGAGTGGTACGTGAAAGCTGTCAGAAAAACTATCGCAGCGTTGCCGGGGGGGTACGCTGAAGCTGCTGACTGGCTGGATGTAACAGAGAACGCATTATTTAACCGCCTTCGTGCCGATGGCGATCAGATTTTCCCGCTGGGATGGGCAATGATTTTGCAACGTGCTGGTGGAACTCACTTCATTGCTGACGCTGTGGCGCAGTCTGCAAATGGCGTCTTTGTGTCTCTTCCTGACGTCGAGGATGTGGACAACGCCGATATTAACCAGCGCCTGCTGGAAGTCATTGAACAGATCGGCAGTTATTCAAAACAGATTCGTTCAGCAATTGAAGACGGTGTAGTGGAACCGCATGAGAAGACAGCAATTAACGACGAGCTGTACCTCTCAATTTCGAAGCTGCAGGAGCATGCAGCACTGGTCTACAAAATTTTTTGCATTTCAGAAAGTAATGACGCCCGCGAGTGTGCAGCTCCGGGCGCCGTGGCGTGTCGTGACTGTGGAGAAACTAACGCATGAACAGTTTAACAACACACTACCGTCGCTCGCAACTGATTGCGCTTCCTGTACCGGGTGGAAAAGCGAAGGTGGAGTATTGCTATGCAGTAAATGTACCAGGTGACAGGGAAATTGTAACCCACAGCTTTGCAGAGTGGGCTGTGGGTGATTTCAACCGGCAGAAGGAGACAGTCCTTTGCGACAAGTTAACCGCTGGTTCAAAGATCACTACGGAGTGCCCGTCAGAGTCATTCGTTGGGAGCCGGAAACACAACGGGTTATCTACCTCCGCGAAGGCTATGAGCATGAGTGCTTCAGCCCGCTCGAACAGTTTCGTCGTAAATTCAGGGAAATAGAGGTCGGTCATGAGCACTAAATTAACCGGCTATGTATGGGATAGTTGCGCTGCATCAGGCATGAAATTATCCAGCGTGGCAATTATGGCCCGCCTGGCTGATTTCAGTAATGACGAAGGTGTGTGCTGGCCATCAATTGAAACCATTGCCCGCCAGATTGGCGCGGGGATGAGTACCGTCAGAACGGCTATCGCACGGCTGGAAGCAGAAGGCTGGTTAACGCGTAAGGCGCGTCGCCAGGGTAACCGCAATGCGTCGAATGTTTATCAGCTTAACGTTGCGAAGCTTCAGGCAGCGGCATTTTCTCAACTGTCAGATTCTGACCCGTCAAAATCTGACGCATCAAAATCTGACCCGTCAAAATTTGATGCGTCGAAATCTGGCAAAAAAGCGGGTTTTCACCCGTCAGAATCTGGCGGGGATCCGTCAGTAAAATCAAAACATGATCCGTCAGATAAAAAAACTTCTCGTCCGGACGCTTCGCAACCGGACACGCAGACGGATGAACAGGATTTTTTAACTCGCCATCCTGATGCGGTTGTATTCAGCCCTAAAAAGCGCCAGTGGGGAACGCAGGATGATTTGACCTGCGCACAGTGGCTCTGGAAAAAAATCATCGCCCTGTACGAGCAGGCCGCCGAATGTGACGGCGAGGTGGTTCGTCCCAAAGAACCGAACTGGACAGCCTGGGCAAACGAAATTCGCCTGATGTGTGTGCAGGATGGTCGTACTCACAAACAAATCTGCGAGATGTACAGCCGCGTCAGCCGCGATCCGTTCTGGTGCCGTAACGTGCTCAGCCCGTCGAAGCTGCGGGAAAAATGGGATGAGCTTTCCCTGCGCTTATCGCCGTCCGTAAGCACGTACACCGAAAAACGCGAAGACCCGTACTTCAAATCCAGTTACGACAACGTGGACTACAGCCAGATCCCGGCAGGATTCAGGGGGTGATCATGAGTCTGTTAAATGACGTTCAGAAATTCATTGAAGCCCATCCGGGGTGTACTTCCGGAGACATTGCGGATGCTTTTGCTGGTTACTCACGGCAGCGCGTTCTGCAGTCAGCAAGCAAGTTACGTCAGAGTGGGCGTGTGGCTCACCGTTATGAAGGGGATACACGCAGACATTTCCCGCGCCTGACTGAGAGAGCGCAGGAGCCGGAACCACAACCAGTTCGTGAAACCAGACCTGCGCGCAATTTCTATGTCGGCACTAACGATCCCCGGGTGATTTTGTGCCTGACCCGCCAGGCGGAAGAACTGGAGTCAAGGGGCTTATACCGTCGTGCTGCAACCGTGTGGATGGCGGCATTCCGTGAAAGCCACTCCCAGCCAGAACGAAACAATTTTCTGGCGCGTCGTGAGCGGTGCTTACGGAAAAGCAGCAAGCGCGCTGCATCGGGTGAAGAGTGGTATCTGTCAGGGAATTACGTGGGGGCTTAATGAGTAATAAATATTGCCAGGCGCTGGTGGAACTGCGGAATAAACCAGCCCATGAACTGAAGGAAGTGGGAGATCAGTGGCGCACGCCGGATAACATTTTCTGGGGAATTAACACCCTGTTTGGTCCGTTTGTTCTGGATCTGTTCACTGACGGTGATAACGCCAAATGTGCCGCGTATTACACGGCGGAAGACAACGCGCTGGCGCATGACTGGTCAGAACGTCTTGCGGAGCTTAAAGGTGCTGCCTTTGGTAATCCCCCATACAGCCGCGCCAGTCAGCATGAGGGGCAATACATCACCGGCATGCGTTACATCATGAAGCATGCCAGTGCCATGCGTGATAAAGGCGGGCGCTATGTTTTCCTGATCAAAGCTGCCACCAGCGAAGTGTGGTGGCCGGAAGATGCAGACCATATTGCTTTTATTCGCGGGCGTATTGGTTTTGAACTGCCTGTCTGGTTTATCCCGAAAGACGAGAAGCAGGTGCCGACAGGAGCGTTCTTCGCTGGTGCTATTGCTGTTTTCGATAAGACCTGGAAGGGACCGGCAATCAGCTACATCGGGCGCGATGAACTTGAGACATGTGGTGAGGCGTTTCTGGCGCAGGTTCGCCAGCAGGCGGAAAAACTGGTCAGGGAGATGGCGGCATGACGACATTAACTCAATGCCAGCAGCAGGTGCTGGATATGCTGATTTCTTATCAGAAAGAACGTGGCTTCCCGCCAACCAATCAGGAGGTGGCTACCATGCTGGGATACCGTTCAGTGAATGCAGCGGTGGAGCATCTTCGCGCACTGGAGAAAAAAGGCGTCATCACGATAAAGCGTGGCGTGGCACGGGGGATAACGCTTCATACCGCGGTGAAGGACGACGACAGCGAGGCGGTCGGGATTATCCGCTCACTGCTTGCCGGTGAGGAAAACGCCAGGCTGCGTGCAGCCCACTGGTTACATGAGAGGGGCCTGAAAGTATGAAGCTGATCCTGCCTTTTCCGCCCAGCGTGAACACGTACTGGCGACACCCCAACAAAGGGGCGTTTGCTGGTAAGAGCCTGATAAGCGCGGCGGGGCGCAAATTCCAGAGCGCGGCGTGTGCAGCAATAGTTGAGCAGTTACGTCGTCTGCCAAAACCAACGTCGGCACCTGCTTCAGTGGAGATCGTGTTGTTTCCTCCGGATAACCGGATCCGCGATCTGGACAACTATAACAAGGCGCTGTTTGACGCCCTGACCCACGCGGGTGTGTGGGAAGACGACAGTCAGGTGAAAAGAATGCTGGTGGAGTGGGGACCGGTTATCCCGGAAGGGAAGGTCGAGATCACTATCAGTAAGTACGAGAAACCGGCGGGTGCAGCCGCCTGATTAAGAGGAGAAACGAAGTATGAATAATCTGATGGTTATTGATGGTATTGAAGTTCGTCGTGATGCTTATGGGCGTTACAGCCTGAACGATCTGCACAGGGCTGCCGGTTCTCTGGATAAACATAAGCCTGCATTCTGGCTCCGCAATGAGCAAACCGAACGTTTAATAAGCGAGTTGCAGATTTGCAACTCGGTCAATATAGCGCCAGTTAACGTTATTCGTGGCGGAAATAACCAAGGGACGTATGTCTGCAAAGAACTGGTGTATGCCTATGCAATGTGGATCAGCCCGTCATTCCATCTGAAGGTGATCCGTACTTTCGATATGGTAACCAGCACACCGGAAAAATTATCCGGGCAGGCTGCTGACAAGATGCAGGCTGGCGTGATCCTGCTGGACTTTATGCGCCGGGAGTTAAACCTGTCTAACTCTTCAGTGCTTGGTGCCTGTCAGAAACTCCAGGAGGCTGTTGGCTTACCGAATCTGGCACCGCGCTATGCCATTGATGCTCCTGCTGACGCGCCTGATGGCTCAAGCCGCCCCACGCTGTCACTGAGTGCACTGCTGAAGCAGTATGGTATCTGCCTGACAGCTAATCAGGCATATCACCAGATGGCGAAGCTGGGGATCGTTGAACAACGCGAACGATACAGCCGTACCGCGATTAACAACATCAAAAAATTCTGGTCGCTGACGGCGAAAGGCTGCATGTTCGGCAAGAACATCACCAGTCCTGCAAATCCGCGCGAGACGCAGCCGCATTTCTTCGAATCCCGATTCCCTGAGCTGTTAAAGCTGCTCGATACCGTTCATTGAGGTGACCGTGAGAGCACTACTGACCCCTGAAATTGCCCCGCGTATGGGGATCGTATTGTTCAGACCAGGTTCAGAGCTGATGCCCCTGTTTATGCAGGGGCGTGTCCTGCTGGAGCCTGAGCCGGAACGTTATTCATCTTTCGCCAGTGGTGCCGTTCCGGCGGCATCACAACCGCTGGCGGATGATCCTGCCGTTCAGGCCGTGTTCCGCAATGAGGCAGTGATCCGTCGTGCTGGTGGCGTGGAATGTCTTGAAAGCTGGTTACTTCGTGAAAAAGGCTGCCAGTGGCCTCATTCCGACTGGCACAGCGAGAACATGACCACAATGCGACACGCTCCGGGCGCAATCCGTCTGTGCTGGCACTGCGATAACCAGCTGCGCGATCAGTTCACGGAACGGCTGGAATCAATGGCAACGGATAACTGTGCCCGCTGGGTGTTGTCTGTTGTGCGTCGGGATCTCGGTTTTGATGACAGTCACGTTGTGACAATGCCGGAACTGTGCTGGTGGCTGATTCGTAATGATCTGGCGGATGCCTTACCGGAAAGTGCAGCCCGTAAGGCACTGAGATTACCGAAGCCTGTTGTGCCGTCTGTTACCCGGGAAAGTGACCTTGTGCCTTCGGTTCCTGCCACCAGCATCATCCAGGATAAGGCGAAAAAGGTGCTGGCGCTGAAAGTGGAGCCGGAGTCGCCGGAGTCTTTTATGTTACGCCCCAAACGTCGCCGCTGGGTTAATGAAAAGTACACGCGCTGGGTTAAGACACAGCCGTGTGCATGTTGTGGAAAGCCTGCTGATGATCCCCACCACCTGATAGGCCACGGTCAGGGGGGAATGAGTACAAAAGCGCATGACCTCTTTGTGTTGCCTTTGTGCAGAAAGCATCACGACGAGCTGCATGCGGATACCGTGGCATTTGAAGAGAAGTATGGCTCCCAGCTGGAGCTGATATTTCGTTTTATCGACCGTGCGTTGGCAATTGGTGTGCTAGCCTGATTTGGTGGAGAAAGTTGATGCGTGATATTCAGATGGTTCTGGAGCGTTGGGGGGCATGGGCGGCGAGTGATAGTTCAGGCGTTGATTATTCACCTATAGCCGCTGGGTTTAAGGGACTTCTTCCCTATACAAGCAAGAAACGCTTGGCTTGTTCGGATAGTGATGCCTTAATTATTGAAGGTTGTCTTGCTCGTCTAAAGCAAAAAAGGCCGGACGAACATTCGCTTCTTGTTGCCCATTACCTATACGGTATCTCTAAAAGAAAGCTCGCCAAGGCTCGTAAAAAAGATGAGAAATTGATACGTATAGAAATACAGCTAGCCGAAGGATTTATTGATGGCTGCCTTTCCATGCTAGATCTAACATTAGATTTGGACGTTTAATAATACGCCCCTGCATGGGGCGTATTATTTACTGGATGAATGACATTTGATTAATATATTTTATCAATAACTCTCTGGGTGTAGTACTCCAAAAATTTATGTGTTCATAATCAGTATAAACATTTGTGAATTTTTTAAGTTCTTCATCACTTTTAGGGGCAAATCGCTCATTAAGAGTAATACTGTCTTTAATTATTCCGAAGAATACAATGGATATTTCAGGGATTTGCGATCTTCTCTCATAAGAATAAGGTATTTCTTTTATGTTAAGCAGGTCTGCTAAATAAGATATAGATTCAGCGGTAATTTCTTGTTTTAGTTTTTCCTTGTTACCAAAGCAATGTATGAAGGCAGCTACGACAAAGATCATATTTATTAAAGGATTACTGCTTTTGTTCTCATCGTCGTTTAACAGTTGAAAAATGTTAAGATTGCGTGAAAATGTTTGTGTTTCACGTAATGATAAGTTGGTTCGTTGAATTAAATCACGGATAAAGTCACCTGATAATCTATTGATTTTATTCAATAACCTTGTTTTTTCTACAAGATAATCCCAATATATAACAGAGGCTTTACATACGTTGTGACCATTTATCAAACATGTATCTGGAAGCGTGATGGTATATTTTATAAACTTGTCAAGATATTTTTGTGAGTCAATGCTATAACCATAAATATGATTTATAGATGCTTTTAATTGTTCTGTGTTTGTAACTA